CTTCATACACATTTCACGATGTGTTATAACCAAATTTTTACATTTTTGTTTATTTTTTTGTCGTTAATTCGGCGTTTTAAATGTGCAAAGGTGTAAAAAAGCTTCATATTTAGATAAAATGTATACAGGAAAACTTAGTATTATTTTAAGAAAATTATTAAATATTGATCAAGAATTACATGTAAGAAAGGGAATAAAATTAACATTTAAAGAATGGCTTGAAATAAAAATTTGAATTTTTATTTTAACTTCTCAGAAAAAAATTATCCCTGAGTATACACTCAAGCTGGGAATTGAAACCCAATTGGTTTGAAGTCACGTATAATTTTTAAACTTGTAATAAGTTTAAAAATTTGATTTATATTTTCGTCTTTTATACAAAAAGTAACTTTATTTTAAATGGACAACTCATGGTTGAAACCTGTTGAAAAACTTCGTATAGTAGATATGAAAAAAATGTTGAAAGACGTTGGAAGTTTTAATTGTCTCAAAGATAAACAAACTTACATAAAAAAAATAAACCACTATAAAAACAATATCAATTTCCCTTGGCGTTTAGATCAACAAAAAGTCATTGACGAATTCATGTTGTATAATAAAAAAAATTATGTTATACATTCTTTATTTGGTGGCGGAAAAACAACTTTACTTCTAGGATTACTAATACGTGGAATTTTAAATAAATTATTTACACCTGACGAAATACTATTTTTATCTTATAATGTTTCCATAAAAAATGAAATTAAAAGAAAATTGAAAGAATATGGTATTTCTAACAAAGTTACTGTAAGAACTTTTGATTCTGTTGTATACGAGATTGCTAAAATGGGTAATTATGAATATATAGATTTACCTAATTTTGAAGGTAAAAGAAAATTTGTTCACGAGCTCGTTTTTAATGATGAATTTTTAGACAAACCATCATTCCAGCCAAAAGTCATCATTATTGACGAGTGTCAAGATTTAGAAATACATTCATTGGTTATTTTAAATCATTTTTACCCAAATTCAAAGTTTGTTTTTGCCGGTGATATATTTCAATCTATACAAAAAGAAACAAGAGAAAGTATTTTATGGTATTTTATGATGCTCCCTGAACAACCTGATACTTATAAAATCTATATGTCAGATACTCCACGTGTTCCAATCAATACGTTAAATACAATTAAGACAGCTTTATCAATACACTATCCAGAATTCAAAGATAAAATCACATCATGGACTTCGAGTAATACTGTTTCTAATGCTGATATTGAATGGAGACGTTTAAATTCATATACACATATATTTGAAGAATTAAAAATGTTTCTAAACGAACATACTCCTAAAGAAACTATGATACTCACATTTTCTTCTGCTATAACTGTAAATGGTAGTTTAGGTGATATTGCACGTGTAAGACGTTTTTTTTCTGAAAATGGTATTGATGTAAACACAAATCATAAAAAAATGGATCCGGACAAATATTTTCTTACTACTTCTAATTCTTCTAAAGGTCTTGAACGTGATTATGTGATTGTTTTTCTTACTTTTCCTTTAGAAAATGCGTTTGTTCATTTAAGTGATGATATTGTAGTTAATCTTATTACTGTAGCCCTTACACGTGCTAAGAAAAAAGTTATTATGTTCGTTCCTTCTTTTGAAGATAAATATAGTCGAGCATTGTCTTTGTTTGAAAATTGTCCAAAACCAAATAAAAATAAAATTAACGATGTCAAAAGTATAAAAGAATTCAATTTTGAAGATTATATAAATATAGAGCATGATGTAACTCAATTAATTCGCGCGTCTGTTATTAAATACGACACACGAATTAAGATTCGTGAAAACATAAAAAAATATGATTCTTCTAAAATTTTCGAAGATAATATTGGATATAAAACTGAACCAATTGCAACAGAAGAAGATAGAGCTTTTGTGGGTATTCTAATAGAAAATCTTATAACTTCAACGTGGATTAATAAGTGGCCTTTTGAAAAAACTATAGATAGTGTTGAAAAAAATCCAATGTATATCCATATTATTAAGAAAATTACAAATGCAATTAATAAATATAAAAATTTCTTATCATCGAACATATTCAATGACAAAAATCAATTTGATGGTATTATGTTATATTCACAATTACATGTAGCACTTTCTAATAAAATATTTGTTAAACTAAGTGATAGTTTGACCAACAATTTAAGAAATTATTGGATTAAATTAAAACCGAAAGCGATAGAAATGAAACCTTTTGGTGAAAAATTAAAAATACAAGTTCCGTTACAAATGCCTTTATTAAAAGGTATTGCTGATGCTATTACTATAGATTCAGATGAAAAAACGACATCTATTTATGAAATAAAAGCATCTTCGAATTATGATTGGGAAGATAATGCAAATATTCAGATAGTATGTTATGCTCTAATGACTGGTAAAACTTGGTCTCGTATTCATATTCTAAATCCATTTAGAAATGAGAAAATATCATATTATTTTGATACAAAAAACATATTAACTTTACGTATGCAAATTACTCAAGATATATTATTATACAATGTTAATAGTATGATGGCCAAATTATATCCTACGACAAGTGATAATGTAAGATTAAATGTAAGTGATACACTTTTCGTTAATATGATAAAAAATAAGAATGGAGATATTACACAAGCTTCAATTATTAATATGATTTCTCCAATTAAATGCGAGTTCTTATACAATAAATATGTTTCTTATAACGACAAAAAAACAAAAAATATGAATAAAAGTGAAAAATTTTCATGTGAATCAAGCATATCGTCAGAAGAATTAGTAAATGAAATAAAAAGTATTTTATCTTCAAATATAAATAAAAATAAAACATTATGGAGTTTTGATTTATATGATGAATTTGAAACAAATTCTATAAAAAATGAATACAATATAAATGAATTCTCGGAATTAATAAAACATTTAAAATATGAGAATATAATGGTTGATTTAAATGATTCCTTTGTTCAAAATATATTTTGTATTTCTTACATGTTTCTAAAAAACCGTTTTGTATAAAAAAATAAGGTGTATATTTGTTATTTTAAACTGTATATAGTTTAAAATAATAACTTAGAAAGCAACTAGATTTCCAGTACCATCTATACAGGCAAAACCTTCTGGAGCTGCTGTACCAGCACCTTTATAAAAACATAATCTACCTTTTGTATCTTCGTTAATTGTCCAGTTATTAATTGAACCTATTTTAAGTCCTGACCCTGCAGACATACTACCAGTTGTTTTTATGACACCAGCACCTGCATCTAATGAACCTCCAGAAATTGCTCCTGTACCTGCTGATAATGAAGTTCCTGTAATTGCACCTCCTTTAATTGTTCCTGTACCTGCATCTAATGAACCTCCAGAAATTGCTCCTGTACCTGCCGATAATGAAGTTCCTGAAATTGCTCCTCCTGTAATTGCACCTCCTGAAATTGCTCCTGTACCTGTATCTAATGAACCTCCAGAAATTGCTCCTGTACCTGCTGATAATGAAGTTCCTGTAATTGCACCTCCTTTAATTGCACCTGAACCTGCTGATAATGAAGTTCCTGTAATTGCTCCTCCTGTAATTGCACCTGAACCTGCTGATAATGATGTTCCTGTAATTGCACCGGTATTATCTACCTTAAATGTATTATTTAATACTGACAATGAACTTCCTGTCATTGCACCTGATATACTTAAATTCTTACCTTTAATAAAACCAGTATTATCTACAAGAAATGGAGTACCATATGCACCACCTGGACCTATTTCTAAAACACCTCCTGAAATTCTATTTGCAATACCTGTACCTGCAGATAATGAAGTTCCTGTAATTGCACCTCCTACAACTGCACCTGAACCTGCTGATAATGATGTTCCTGTAATTGCTCCTCCTGTAATTGCACCTGAACCTGCTGATAATGAAGTTCCTGTAATTGCACCTCCTGTAATTGCACCTGTATTACCTGCAGATAATGAAGTTCCTGTAATTGCACCTCCTGTAATTGTACCTGTATTACCTGCAGATAATGAAGTTCCTGTAATTACTCCTGCAGACAAATTACCATTTAGAGTAACAGCACCATTATATAATTTAATATATGCTCCTCCTGTAGTCAATCCATCTTTTAAAGTTAATCCTAATCCTGTATTTGCAGTAATATAAACTGCACCTGCACCTGTATTTATAATATCACCGTTAATATCAAGTTTTGATGTTTTTAACGATGATGTTTCTATAGTACCAGTAGGACCAACCATATTACTTACAGTAGTACGTAAAGTACTTAAATCACTTGCTGAAGATAAAGTTGATAAATTTACACCATTTATAGTATTGGTAGTTATACTCACATTATCACTAAATGTTACAGGTTTATTAAACGTTCCTGTAGCATTAAAAGTTGATACATCATTAAATGTGACTGCTTTATTAAAAGTCCCTGTCCCGTTAAAAATACTTGGTCCAGATGCACTAAATTGATTTTTAACATTTAAATTCCCGTTTGATAAATCAAGCGAATCATTTTGTTGTTTTGAATCTGATATAATATTACCCATTTTTTATTATACTAAAGAAAAATAAAAAAAAATTATATAATTATTTTTAAATAAATTATATAATTATATATTATTTTTTCTTATTATCACTTTGATGTTTCTTCCATAAAAGTGTTGCACGAGAATGCAATTGTCTTTCTGTTAATTTAGGACACTCATTACGTAAATTTGTTATAGTAGATTCAATAAATTTCTTTTTAGTAATAATCTCAGAAATCATATTATTTTTAATAATATTATGTTCTAACTTTTCTTCTTGCTGTTTACGTGCAATTTCTTGATTTTTAATTTCAAGTTCTTTTTGTTTATAGAACTCCAGATTTTTTAAATCAATATCTACAGGTACTTTGCCTTTATTATTAGAAGCATAATTAATAGCGTTTATACATCCTAATCTACCATCTTCATATTGTCCAACATAATATGCTACTATTCCCATAAGATGGAAACGTTTATAATCATAATCATTTCTATTAACAAATAATATTGCTTCATTTGGGTATGGAAGATTACAAGCAAGTTTTATATAAGTATAAGCCATAACCCACATTTTTATATTTATATAATGTATAGCCATATATAATAATGGTTCTACACGATGAGAAAATTCAAAAGCTTTTATGTAATATACCATTGATTCATACCAATTATGTCCTAATTTTTGTGATAATTCTCCAGACCTTAAAAAAGCATGAAATTTTTCTTCTTGAAATCCTTCTAAAGTTGATCTTATTTTATAATAATAAAGCGATTCTTCATTTTCTTCTAAACAAGATAATGTTTGTGCTAAGTAAAATACAGTTCTTGGTTCAGTTGGATCTTTTTTATATTCTGCTAATAAAAGTTCCTTATCACGATGAAATCTTTTTCCAGATTTATCATCATCTTGAGTTCTATCTTGATATAAAACTACGGTGTCAGGTAATTTAACAATTGGATATTTTTCATGTTCTGAATTAAATGTTTTAATATATTCATGAACTGCGCCAACATATCTCCATTCATGATGTGCTTTTATGAATCTTACATTATAATATTTATCGTGTGCTCCAGACCACCATTCTTGAACAATTAAGAATCCTGATGATTTATTAGAAGTATATTCACTTGCATATTTTCTCAAATATTCACCATTTCTTAATTCATCATTTGTATCTAATAATAATATATAGTCGATATCTTCAAAAGAATCAGCGAATTCAAGCGATTCGTTTCTTGAAACGGAGAAATTTACGAATGTGCCTTCTTTTAATCTAAGTGGTATATTATTATTTTCACAAAATTCTTTACATATTTCAATTGTATTATCAGTTGAACCTGTATCAAAAATTACTAAAGAATCAGCAAAATCTTTAATACTTTCTAATGAAACATGTAAACGTTTTTTTTCATTTTTTACCATCATTAAAACAGCTATATGGAGATCATCATCATGTCTTTTCATTTTTTAATTAATATTATTTTATTTTTAAGTTTACTTTACAAATAAATATTCTGTTTTATGAAATCCAAAACCAGAATCAGTTACAGCCAAACCTTTGAAAATAATTTTATTACATCCATTAAGTAAAAATGATGGTGCTTGCCATTTAATTCCACTATAATACATATCTTCAGATAATTCTTTATTATGAACTATACCAACATTATCTTGTCCACAACCAATAAATGGTTGCATATTATCACCAAAAGTTAGAAACTTACCTACACGATTCATTTTATTATCTTCAGCATAAACCATTGCACCAACGATAGGCAATCCAGATGTACTAATTAATGTAATGTCAATAATTTCGGATGGTATTATATAATAATTATTACCGTTTGTTTTATTGACTGTAATTAAATTTTTTTGTGGTATTGTTGAATTTTGTTGATGAATATTTGCGATAATTAATTTATTTTCTTCTGATTCAAAAGAATTTAAAACATCACCAAGAGATTTTGGATATCCATCATTTTGTTGTCCACATAAATAGTGAGGTAATAAAGTTCCATTAGAAAATCCATAAATAATATTTGGAATTGTTAATAACATGCAAACTAAAATATTTTTCATTTTATTATAATATATTTTTGTTATTTAAGTTAATTTTCAACACACATAATAATGTGTTGAAAATAAAATAATTGTAATTGTTTTATACATTTTTAAGTTTAATATATTTATCTGAAAAGAAAATAAATGAATCTATCCATTTCCATATAATATTTTTATTTTCTGTATCTAATGCAGGAGAACGCCATATTTTTTTTAAATATGCTAATTTCGACTTATTAAAATTATCAAATGAACTATTTTCTAAAAAAAACATTTCGTTCCTCTCCTTGAGCATCTTTTTTATAATTTGATCATTTTTGTTTATATTATGTGTAAAAGATTCCATTATATCTTTAATATCTGTTTGGTCTTTTAAATATATTCTAGCGATGATTAAATCAGGTTCTCTTGGGAACTGATCAATTAATTCATCTATAAATGAAATTAAATTATTTTTAAATTCATGTAATACTTGTTGTATATCACTCATTTATAATATTTAATAATATCTTTAAATTATATAATTTCTCCAAAACAGCTAAAGTTTTTTTTAGAATATTTAATACCTGTTATAACAATAGAAATTAAATCTCCTTCTTTTATTGTATTTGTTTTATTAAAAAAGTTTTTTTTTGCTGGGTCAAAGTTATATTTCTTTAATGAGTTAATAGGAACCAAAACTTTAATTTTATCTTTTATATTTATGAATAACCCACCGCTAAAAACCATACATACATTACCAGAAAATTTTTTTCCAATATCAGGTTTCAATGTATTTACTTCAAACTCAACAATGAAAACAATTTCACTATTTACATTAGATATATAATTATCTTTAATTTTAATAATTTTAATAACATCTAAAATATATCCATTTTCTTTAGTACATTCATTTTTCGAAGACTCCTTTATCTTTTCAAAAATAGCATGTTTAATGTTTTTATTCAGATATTGTGGATCTACACAGATACGTCTTTCAATAATTACATTGCTCATTTTTTAAACAATTTTATAAAATCAATTTATAAAATTATTTTTATTATATTGATTTTAAAAATGAATAAAACCATTCAAAAGCTAAGTTTAGAAGATTTGAAAAAATATTATTATAATCAAAAATTAGATGTTCTTCATGATATTAAGAATTATTGCGATGAACAATATTATAACTCAGACAACAAAAAAGGTATTAGTGATGTTAAATATGATCTATTAATTGATATAATTTCTGAAAGAGAAAGTAAAGATTATGTAATACCTGTTGGTGTTAAAGTTTCAGATGTTAATAATCAAACTAAATTACCTTATTATCTTGGTTCTATGAATAAATATAAATCAGAAAAAGATGTGAATAAATGGATAGAAAAATATAAAAAAAATAATTATGTAATTCAAGATAAATTAGATGGTGTATCTGCGCTTTTAGTAAATAACAATATCCTGTATACTAGAGGTGATGGTGAAGTAGGTTCAGATATATCATATTTAGTCCCGTATATTAATCATATACCGAAAGAATATAATTCTTTAGTTATTAGAGGAGAATTAATATTTAACAAAAATATATTTGAAAAAAAATACAAGTCTTTATATGCAAATGCAAGGAATTTAATATCTGGTGTTGTAAATTCGAAAATTATAAAGGAGGAAATAAAAGATGTTGATTTTATAGCATATGAAATTATATATCCTATTGAAATAAAAACGGAAGAACAATTAAGTATATTAAAAAAATACAATTATAAAACTGTTTATCATAATATATATGATCATATTGACATTAATATTTTGTCAGAGAATTTGATAAAACGAAAACATGACTCAGAATATGAAATTGATGGAATCATAGTTCATACAAACTCTAAATATGATAGAAATACGTCTTCTAATCCTGAATATGCTTTTGCTTACAAAATTACTTTTGATGATAATCTTATAGATACAGAAGTTATAGAAGTTGAGTGGAATACTACTAAATGGAATATTTTAAAACCGCGAATTAAAATTAAACCTGTTAATTTATGTGGTGTAAATATACAATATACAACTGGATTTAATGCTAAATATATTAAAGATAATAATATAGGTAAAGGAACTATAGTAAAAATTACTCGTTCGGGAGATATAATTCCATATATTATCGAAGTTGTTAAACCAACAATTGCTGATTTACCAAAATCTGGGTATATATGGAATGATAGTAAAGTCGATATAATTTCTTCGGAAGAGGAAGATATTACTTCTAAAATCAAAACAATTTCATCTTTTTTTTCAGAATTAAAAATAAAGCATGTAAGTGATGCGACTATATTAAAATTATTTAATAATGGTTATGATACGCTTGAGAAAATATTACTTGCTACTAAAGAAGATTTCATGAAAATAGAAACTTTTCAAGAAAAATTAGCAGAACGAACATATAACAATATACATAATGGATTAAAAGATAAATCTATAGATGTTTTACTTGGTGCTTCATCAGTATTTGGTTATGGTATGGGAAAAAGAAAAATTGCTAAATTATTAGAAGATGTACCTAATTTATTTGAATTAACTTTGGACGAAATGAGAAGTGAAATTATGAAAGTTGAAGGATTTTCTAATAAATCAGTTGAAAAGATTATAAACAATATACCAAATGCTATTAATTTTATCAAATGCATTAAACCTTATATTACTGAAAATAAAAAAAATGGTATAAAGTTAAATGGTGTTAATATATTATTTAGTGGTTTTAGAAATGTAAAATTAGAAGAAGATATTATAAGTCAAGGAGGTAAAATATCAACATCTATATCTAAAAATACAAATTATTTAATTGTTAAAAGCAAAACAGATACTTCAAGTAAAATAAAGAAAGCTCTTGAACTAAAAATACCTATACTTACAAAAGAAGAACTTATTAATATTTTATAACCAGAGTTGAGTTTGGAAATAATAAATCATTGTTTAAACCATGGGCAAAATAATAACTTACATTCACATCAACTAACCATAAATTAGGCATATATCTGTCAATAGATAGAACTGATAGTGCATCTTCAAATTTACATTTAAGTTCACTGAATTCAATTTTATTAAATGGTGTTGTTATATTACCATTTTCAATTTCGTAAAATCCGAATTGGTTTGTTAATCTATTACAATAAAATCCTTCTGTTGATGTATTTAAGTTTTCGCAATTATCGTCGCATTCTATACCTAAAAACATCCAGTCAACAGGTTTAGATACTTTATAGTCAAAAGCAGTTTCAAATTTACATATTTTATATTCAACAGATGAATTATCTAAAAAATCTAAAATCTGTGGTTCTTCACATGTATTACATACTAATTCTTTTGTACCGAATACAGCAGTTATTACTGAAATTAATATAGGCAAGACTTTCATTTTTTTATATTATAAAATATAAAAAATATTTTTTTAATTTTTAATTAGATTACCAAAACTATCTAAAACCATAAGATTATCATTTTTGTCAATATTAAAACCGAAAGTGTATCTAGGTATTTCTTCTTTCGAAATTAATTTCTTTTGATTTTTCCCTATTTTTTCATAAACAGTTCTATATCTATAGTATCCTTTCGTAGTAGTTTCAATTATATTTAATACACCGCCTCTTAATTTCTCGAACATTATTTCATCTTTTGATGTTGACTTTTTTTCCCCGTAGAATTTTTTACCTTTCCATATATATCCTTTATTAGAAGGCATATCTTTTAAATTATCAAGCATATAATTAGGAGGTGTTATATTACACCATCTATCAAATTGTTTATCGACGTTATTATCTGAGTAATCATTTGTGTTTTTGTAATAAACATATAAATTCTCTTTTCCTTTTTTTTTATGGTCTTCTTGGTCTTGTATTTTTTTATTTTTAATTTCTTCCTTTTTGTGAATGTCTAATTTAACTTTTTTAATATTATCCATCATTTCAATGTCAATATTACCTGATTGAATAGAACTCAATCTATTTTTCAATGTTTGAATATCATTCTCAATAATCGCGTTATTTTTAAGAATTTTTTCAATTTGTGTAGTATTAAATTTACTTTGTTCTAAAGCTTTTAATCTGTCGATTGTTTCAATATTACGTTTAATCAAAACTTCTTTAGTTTTAATATCATTTATAACTTTATTTTTTTCAGATATTCTTAAATTTTGCATTTTATTATATATTATATTATTTATGTATTTAAATACTTAATAAAATTATATAATATAATTATGAATAATGAAATATTATATAATCTAGGTTATGAGATTGATTATAAGGATGATAAATTTTATGATGATATTTACATGTATTATTATAAAAAAGGAATAACACCTATTATATTATCTCAAATAACTGAAATATTATCACTATTATTTGGTATAACAATAAGTTTTTTTATCTTATTTGGTATAGATTGGAATGCGATTTTTAAATGCAAGAATGACTGTGGTGATATATCAATATATATAAATTATAGACAACCTGATGTTATAAGTATGTTGTTATTTCTAACAATATCACTATACACTATATATAAAATATGTAAACATGTTTATAATTTAAGAAATCTAAGAGATGTTAAAAATTATTATACACATATTTTAAATATATCACAAGATGAACTATATACAATAAAATGGAAAGTTGTGATTGACAAGATTGCAAAGATAGAAAATTTAACATTATATGAAATCACAAATAAAATTTTAAGAAAAGAGAATTACTTCATTGCTCTTTTTGACAAAGAAATTATTAATATACATCCACTATTTTATAGTAAACATTTAGATGTATGTATTAAACATTTAATCATTGAAAATATAGATGAATTAAATATTCAAACATTGAGAAAGAAATTTATCTTATATGGTTTAGCGAACTTTCTATTTTCTATACCCATATTAATATTTTACATATTGCATTTTTTTGCATCAAATATAGATGAGTTTTATTCGAATAAAAATGTTCTAGGACCAAGAAGATATTCAATATATGCTAAACGTAAATTTAGAAATTATAATGAACTAGAACATTTCTTTGAAGAAAGATTGAATAGATCTGTAAAATACTCTTTAGAATATATTAAACATTTCCCTTCACCTTCAACTGAAATATTAGGTAAATTCTTTGGATTAATATTTGGTACATTTGTAGGATTGTTTTTAATATTATCCTTAGTAGATGAAGGTATATTATTACATTTAAAAATATTTGATAGAACTTTATTATTTTATACTGCGATCGTTGGAACTGTATCAGCATTTTCTAGAAGTTTAATAAGAACACCTGAAGAAAGTATATATAATCCCGAACTTGTCATGGATAAAGTAGTCAAATACACTAATTATATGCCTGCAAGATGGGTAGGTAAATGTAATACTTATAAAGTTAGAAATGAATATATTAGACTATTCCCTTATATAATTGTTTTGTTTTTTTATGATTTACTAGGTGTTTTAATAACACCATACATTTTAATATTTGTATTGTCAAAAGAAAGTGAAAATATAGTTAACTTTATTAAAATAAATAGCATAGGTTCTAATTGTATATATTCTCAAAATAAAAAAGAAACTGACGATGAAAAGATGCACAATTCAATTACAATATTTGATGAAAATCATTCTATGAAATAATTTAAAGAAATAATTTAAAAAAAAATAGAATGAGAAAATATTATAGAGTTATTCATCATCATCACATACATGATCATATTATTTGTACTGATTATTTACCAAATAAAAAAGGACTAACAAAATTTTTAGAAGAAAATCGTGAAAAAATTATTTTTTTTTCGAAAAAGAAATACACAATTAAAACTTTTGAAAAATTTTATTGTCCCTACTTTATTAATATTGATGATTGTTGTTATTTGAATAATAAAATTATATGTGTACAATGTGAAGATGAAATTAATTTTGACCAAGAAGAAGAAAATTGTAATATTATATTTGAATATTTCGTTAAAGATGAACCAAATAAAACACTTTGTTTTTGTTCAGACGAATGTTGTAAAAACTTTATGGATGAATATATTGAATATCATGATGACTATGATCACTATGGTGATGGTAATATAAATATATATGATGAAAATAGTGAATTTTTTGTTGGTTATGGAAGTATTTAAAAAAAAAATTGATTATTTTTTTCAACTTGATAAAAATTTATCAGCACAAAAATGAACACTAACGAAGACGTAAAAATTATATTAAATGGTTCCTACGGAGGTTTTTCAATTAAGAAAGAAATTATCACAGAATATAATGAAAAAACAAGTAGTAATTTATATATTAATTCTTATGAGTGTCGTTTTATTCCCGACTTTATCGAAAAAGTTGAGGAAGGTGAAGATATAGGTGGAGTGGGTTCAGATCTTTATATTGGATACATTTCACAAGATGCAATGAAATATAACGCTTGGGATATTGAAGAATACGATGGTGCAGAAACTATAAGTATAAAATATTCTAAAATAAAAGTAGAAAAAATGAGTAAATTTTTCGATATCATGAATAAAATACTACATGATGATTCTATTAATCTATCTGCTGAAATGAGATTCGAATATCTTCGTATGCTTGCACCAAAGGATGCTCTTGAAAATCAAGATTTTGATGCATTATTACAAAATGCCGAGTTACTTCCTATGTTTTCGTCAGGATTTCGTGAAGCTGAGGCAAGTTTTTATAAGAAAAACTGAACTGTATATTTTTGTATTTCATACTATAATAGTATGAAATAAATGTTGTTGTATTTCTTCTAACGTTGACTATGTTTATGAATAGGATACATGCGTTGTTGCCATTGATTACTATTAATTTTTCTCATAAGTCTTTCTTGCATTTCTGTTCTAAAATTATTCATACTATCATTATAATGTTTATCAGCCATTTCATATATATTAGAATTGTATTCGTTTCCTTCATTTAGTTGACCGTAACTATCACCGAATGGTGTTACATCAATAGCATTTCTAGTAATATAATTAGGCATTCTAATAGAATTAACATCATCATAATAAAATCGAGGTTGTCCTAAATTTTTATCAACATAAGAACGATATGATGTTCCATATCCTGAAAAACGAGGATCGTACACATTTGATTGATTAACATTTTCAAATGGTTCTATTATTTCATATTTATCTTCTTCAAATTGTTGAGCATGAGTTATACCCATATTAGAATTAATGAATTCATTCCTTTCGTTTATTTTATAATTTCCAGGAGCAATAGTTTCAGTAAAAATGTTTTCTTTATATTTATCTTTAAAATATGGATTGTTTTTAAAATCTGTATTAAATAAAGAATCAGGATGATTTAAATTATGTTCTTTGCTACTTATTTCATAAGGAAAAACAAAATTCTCTTTTACTTCATTAGATGGAGACTTAGAAGGTGATTGAGGTTGATGTTTCGGAGAATTTACTTTTTTCAATTGTTTGCGAGGAACATCATAATTAGCTGGGTATTTTGATATCTTGTATAAATTCTGAACATCATAACCTGAATCTGAATTATATCTATTTTTAGGTTCATTTATTTGTGAATTCGTGACATTGTCATTTGATCTCCAGTAATCAATATCAAAAGCAGGTGTTGCTATAACTGGAGGTACAAAAGTTTTTGGGTTAGGACCTCCAGCTAATCTTTGATTGTCAGTAGGTGCTTTGAAATTAGGATTATAACTACCGTGATTTACATTTATTACTTCTGTGTTTACATTATAAGATATATTTTCTATTGGTTTAAAACTCCCTTCGTTAAAACATCTGTAATTTTGTCTTGAAGCATATCTACAATCTCTTCCTGGTAAATCAGTGTTTACATTAAATGTACTTGGTGGAATATAATTTTCAATGATTGAGTTTTTATTTTCCATTTTCATATTATTCATTTTAATCTTCTCTTTATAATAATAAAGAATAATAATAAATAAACTTAGTATTAAAAATAATAAATTATTTTTTAATTCTAAAAATTCAGTAAAAAGTATGATAATAAAGATAAAAATAATTAATCGAGTAATGGTATTCATTTTTTCTTCTATAATCATTCTTCTATCAGGAATAATATAGGTGTTATTGAATAAACAATTTATATCATCAAACCAAAATTTATTCTTTTTCATTTATATTATTAAATTTTTTTTAAAAATTAAAATTTTCATTTTTCATACATTCTATACATATATTCATTAATTTATAATTAGAACCACGATACTTCTTATCATTAAATTTTATAGTCTTTATACAATTATTTTTAGGAAGTTCATTTTTACATTTCATACACAATGACATACCACCATCAAGTTCTTCATCTTCTTCACCTATTTCTTCATCTTCTTCACCAAGTTCTTCACCAAGTTCTTCGCCAAGTTCTTCACCAAGTTCTTCACCAAGTTCTTCATCTTCTTCTTCATCAAGTTCTTCGCCAAGTTCTTCGTCGTCATCAAAATCATTAAATTTGATATAATGTTTATCTTTATCGACACCATCTTCAATTTCTTCACTTTCTTCTTCATTTTCTTCTTCTTCTTCCTTATCACTTTCACTTTCACTTTCACTTTCTTCTTTATTTTCACTTATATAATTAATATCATCTTCATCTTTTTCATATATTTTGTGAACATGGAAAAATAGATTGTTTAAGTATTTTAAACTATATTTATCTTTATTCATAAGAGATATATCATCTATTATAAGTTTAACTAAATTAAATGTTAATTTTTTATTTGTTAAAACATCGTTCTTTTTAACACTGTTTATTAATAAATATAATTTTGAGTTACTTAATATAGGAACATCTTCATTTGAAGTAATTTTTTTCTTTAAAGCAGAAATCAGTTTATTGCTAATATTGTCTAATATATTGCATATTTTTATATCTATTGAAGGATTATCTTCAATTTCTTTATCTATTGTACTTATTTTATTTAACAACAGTTCCTTTGATTTTTTCAATCTCTCGTTCAATGCGATGTAAGTATTTGTATTTTTATTTTCAGTTACTTTAATTTTCTCATCAATCTTTTGTATTTCATTCAGAAGATCAAATTTTTTCCATTCTTTCTTAATTTTAATATCTCCAGATTTACCTACATAATTATTTAGATAATTAAAATATTTATTATTAACAAGTTGTTTAATATAATTATCTGTTTGTATCAATTCTTTCATTTTTGATACAAAATCTGGGAATAACAAGAACAAATTTAAATCAGACATTTTTGATATGTTTATTATTAATTCTTTAGGACTTGAATAATCTTTACTAATAGAGTTATATGCTATTAGCTCATCTAATTTATTTTTAGGTATAGTGTTTAATAAAGCATTTAATTCATCATTGTTGAATATAAGAAATAAATTTAATAGTTGATCTTGTGTAAAGAAAGCTACATATTCTTTATCTTCTTCATCGTCAATGACATTTTCAATAATTTTATAATTACCAGTTTTATTAATATTACTTGGATCATTAAAGAATTCTTTAATATTGCTTACAAACTCATCAGATAATTCGGGAAAATAATCAAATTTTTCTTTGTAATATACGTGAACCAATACATCTATGATATTTAGACAATGTTCAGAATCATAATATATATAGTCCTCACTATTTTCATTTTCTATATTACAAGCTTTATTAATTGTTGTAAATTTTATAGTGTAATTATAATCATTATTTGTTCTGGTACTAGTATATTTCAAATCAATGTTTTTATTTAACAACAAATTCTCTCCAAAATCATATAAAAAGTTTGTTATCTTATTATTCATGTAAGATTTAACTTCATTAGAATATTTATCATCATTAAATAACAACTCAGGTATTTTATCTTCCATTTTTAACTCAATAATTTTTTCAAGCTTGTAATAATTTTTATGTAAACGTTTTATAAATACAGATTCACTGATATTGTCTATATCTAAATAACATATTATATTGGATAAATGTTCTGCAAATTCTCTATTTGTCAGGTTTTCTAAACTAATATTACTAAATATTAGTATAATTTGTTGTATATCTATATTTAATTGAATTTTCTCGAAAGCTTTTCTTAATAACGAATAACCTATATTTTTTACATCATCTGTTAATTTTTCATCCAATACTTCATTAATAGTAACTGAATTAATTTCAAAAGATAGATTCTTAAAATAAGTTTGTTCTGCATTATATATATTTACATCTTGAATAATAAAATCTTTATTTGTCTTAAAACCCATTTTAACTTTAAGAATGCATATGTTTGGATCCTCATTTTTATAAAACTCAATCACATCATTATTTTGCTTCTTTATTATATTTCTACATGATTCAAGTCTTAGAAATTTTGAATTAATTCTATACCAAGTTTGTTCATTAAAAACAAAAGTTTTATTTTTATGAATGAATTCTTCAAAATCATCACTATCTACATTTAGTATATATGTATTAATTACAAAATCTTTAATCCATGGTCTATATGTGAACAATTTAAAATATTCTTTATTTGTATCATATTCACGTTTTTGTACTTTATCATTATTTATGTATTTATTTGTCTTTTTTATAGTATTTACACTGTTCTTTAGTAATACTTGTTCATTATAAGACCTCATATTTTCTGAATTATTTAAGAAATTTAAGTAAAATTCAGATAAAGTATAATCATATTGTTTTAAATAAGATGTTAATAACTCGAATAAATACTCTGATGGTATAGATGTTATAATTTCATCTAATAGAGATGAATACATATTTTTAGTAACTTTTTTTACTACATTATCTTTAATTATTGTATCCGCTATTCTTGGTTCATATATAAATTCTTGTTTGATTATAAGAAGTAGTTGTTTGATATCATTATTTGAACTCACAATGCAATTTTCTAATTTTCTTCTTAATTCTAAATGATATTTTAATCTGTTTATATTAAAATAGAAATCAACATACTTATTATAAAATACATCGAAATTTGAGTCTTGATTTATAAAGTCTTTTATTAGAATGAAAAAATTTGAATTCTTTTGTATATTTTTGAATATGGTTTGTATCTTTTTATTATAATTATTTTTAAAAAACCTATCCATCTCTTTAAAAAAATTCTTTTTTTTGTGATTTATAACATGAATTTTATACATTATATCGTCGCTTGATTTAAATTTACAATCTTTAATGCATTTTTCATTATTATCAAAAGTTTCCATATTCTTTATTAACTCTTCCTTTAGTTCATCATTATATGTATCGTCTATATAACTCTCTGTATCTACACTTAACATTTTATCTCCTTCGTATATCATAGCGAACTTTGCATAAAATTGTGGAAATTTGCCTTTATAAACATCACTGTGTTTATACCAATACAATAAAGTTTTTATTTCATCATCTGTATAATACTTTTTAATTTTATCAAATATTTCAGATACATACAAGTTTTTATGTTTATCCACAAAATTATTGATATTATCTTTTAAAACGTGAGTGTCTTCGTTGTATATATTTTCAATTTCATTATTTATTTCTTCATTTTGTTTATCATATTTTTTAATAGAATCAGAATTAATTTCTTTTTTAAATTCTTCTTCTTTATTTTTACTTAAATAATCCTTTTTATTTTCATAATATTTCTTTTCCTTTTCAATTAACATATTTTCATATTCTTTTTTCAACATGTCAACTTCTTCTAAATGTTCCGAGTTTTTGTTAACATTAGTATCTTTCTTGTTAAAGAATGGAATACCTGTTTTAATATCATAATCTAATTGTGAAGGTATTTTATATTTTTTTTTATCTTCCTGTTTTTCACTTACTTTATTTTTTATATCTTCCATATGCTTGAGATACTCTTTCTTAATCTTTTTAATTTCTTCAAGTTTACTAGCACGTTCGTTAAAAGGAAGTAATTTTAGTTCTATAATCTTCTTATTATAATTAAAGACTATGTCATCTTTTAAGAATTTCTCATAAAAATCTTTAAGCTCTATTTTACTTTTTTTATTATTTTCAATAAACATTCTTACTATTATTTCAAAATCTTTATGGTTGATAATATAATTCAAAATATCTCTCAATTCATCATATTCAGATGTTGATAATAATTTTGATAAAGATAAAGGAAATGTAGATATATTTATTAAGAAATTATTGTCTGCTATATTTTTAAATATTTTCAAAATTTCAAAATGTGTTATTTTTAAATTAGATGGCTCAGATGTTTCATTTTTAAATAAATCAGAAAAATCAGATGGTTCATTTATCATTTTTATTATAATCTAATTTAATTTTTAAACAAAAAAATAAAATTGACAAAAAAAAATATTTAAAAGTATAATAATTAATGAATACTATTCCTTGTGAACTGGTAAACTTAACAGTCTCTTATTTAGACAATAATTCAAGTTATAATATATTTTTAACTTGTAAATATATTAATAAAATTCTAAAAAATCACGGGTTCATAAAATCATTATATCTTAATAAAAACTTTATAGATAATGAAGATATATTTATCTTTATAAAAAAATTCCACTTGCACATGAGAAGTATTAAAACTATATCAATGTCATTTATAACCGACCCGCAATTTTGGATTCCTCGTTGGTGTAATACTATCTATTTTAAAAGATGTAATTTCACTTCTGTGATTGACCCTAAAAATATAGTAAATACTGAACATTTATGGATCGAGTCAACTTATTCTAAAATAATAATAAACTTAAAAAAGTTCCCTGAACTTAAAACACTACATGTTGATGCATTTGATTTTAATGATTTAGATACTATAAAGTATTGCAATAAATTATCATATATAAACATTAAAATATAAAAGTATAAAATGGAATTTGACAACATTGATGAAGAAATCAAAGAACTTGAAAATAAAAAAAACGGTATTCTTGGTATTGTAAAAGAACATCAAAAAAATATAGATGATATAGATAAGAAAATAAAAAATTTATATAAACTATTTCCATGTTGCTATTCATGTAGAAAACATTTTCATCCTAAAAAAATGACTATTGCAACTCAAGAAGACGTTAATGAACGTGTTGACAGAAATGACGGTTATTTTGGTCCAGAAGTAGGTGAATATTATTGTGGATGGTGTTAAAATACTATTCCAATTCACACAATGATTTTCGCATATTCTGTAATAATTCTTGAATTGAACCATTCGTATTATTATTTTTAAACATTAATAATAATTCAGATATACAATTTATTCTATCTAAAAGTATTTTAGTTTTATAATTATTTTCTATAAATTTACAGAACTCTATTTGTTTCTTTTGTGTATTATCAAATTGTAGTATATTTTTATTATTATTAATGCACCACATAAAAAACTTTTCAAAATCATTTAATATAACTGCGTTCAATATATAATAAGATAGTACACTTGTGTTTTCATAATACTGTTTCTTCTTATCATTACATTTAGAATACAAATCAGTATATTTCAATCCTTTATATTCTAAAATCTTTATAACCTGCAGGAAACAATGAGTTCGTTCTAGATTCATTAATTTCATTAGCTTATGCATGTAATTATTAAACGTATTTATATAAAGTGTAAAATAAGTACATAATATAACATTAATTATCTTAGCCCATGCGTCGGTATAAGCTTCGTACAATTTCACATCTGAATTTACAGGGAATATTTTCAATATTTTTTCTCTAGTGATTCTATTGTCCATAGATGAAAAATCTAGACCTAAATTATGTATACTTTCATGTATAAAAACTTTAAACCATTCTTCTCGTCTATATATAACTATATTTGAAGAAGGTTGACAAGACATTGTATAACCTGTATTTACATGTATCTTGTTTATCAGTTCATTGTTTTTTGGTAAACATTTTAGTAACTCTGTTAAATAAATGTATATATTTAATTTTTTAGAACATGATCTATATGTAATATAATTTGATATTACATGCAACCATATAAGAATTTTATATAAACTATTTTTTATATTTTCTTTTGGATTAGAGTATATAAAAAATATTTTAACTCTTCTATTAATAATATTACATTCAAAAGTATATGCGTATTCTGAAACACTATGAATATGATTTTGTATATCTTTTAATATATAATTATAATCTGATGGTTTCGGTATTTCACTTACTTTTTCAATTTTATTATGTATACCTGAATTCAAATCATAATTTTCTTTGATGTATTTCTCGGCTATTTTAAGCTGTTCGTAAAAATTTTTAAAAATATCTACTGTTTCAGTATGTTTAAAAGTTTTTATTTGTTCAAAACAATTGTTTCTATCTATTAAATTCATTAAATCTTTACTTCTTTTTGAAAAGTCAAATTTTGTCTTCATTTATTTTAAAACAATTATTTTAAAATAAAAATTTTTATAATTAAAATGTTAAAAGAAATTAGAAATATTATTATTGAAATTCAACCTCATTATTCAAGATTGAATTCTAAATATTCAAAATCATACTTACAAGGTTCTAATTGGTATGTTGGTGATGATTTACTATATTGGTGGGATCGTTGTAACAATATAAGATACTTTGCAGAGAATAAGAATAAACTATTATATATATTATGCATTATAGAAAAAGAACTTAAGAATAAAAAAGAATTATTAAAATAATGAAATTAAAATATTGTTTAGTTGCGTGTGATCTGAATGATAATTATTTACGGTATTACCCTTTTGTTAAAAAATATTGGAAAGACGTTGTAAATATCGATACTATACTCGTTTTAATATCAAATCATGTACCAGATTACTTATTAGAATATAAAAATGATATAATACTCTATAAACCAATTAAAAATATACCTACCGCTTTTCAGGCACAATGTATACGTGTTTTATATCCTTCTTTGATTAATACTGAAGAAACAATAATTATATCTGATATGGATTTAATACCTTTAAATAAAATGTACTATGTAAATAATATATCATTATATAATAATAGTTTTGTTGTGTATAGAAATGTAATACCAGAATATAAACAATACCCTATTTGTTTTTGTTGCGCTTCACCATATACATGGAAAGAAATATTCAATATTCATTCTATAGATGACATTACTGAAACTTTAATAAATTGGTATAAAGACATTACTGATTATCAAATATCTTCGCCTTATTCTATTGGATGGGCATGTGATCAATTAAAATTATACGAATATGTTAACAAATGGAATAAAAGTATTATTAAACTATACGATGATATAACTGGTTTTAAAAGATTAGATAGGTTAGATATTAATGATATAAAAAACAATACGGATTTATATAAGAAAAGAATGAATGAAGGTTAT